TTTTCCGCGTTGAATTGATTGAGGATTTCTGCCCGGCCGAGCGGTTGGCTCGATTCAGCGGGAACCGCCACTGCGCCAGCAGCGTCGGCCTTGGCTTTTTCCAAAGTGGTCACGGCCTTGTCGGCCTTTTCGTCAGTCTTTGCGCTGAGTTCGGCAGCCATCTCAGGCGCTTCGACTACGTCAGAAATTGCGTCGGCTTTCATGAGCGCGAGAACTTCTGACAGCATTGCAGCAATATCAATCAAAGTAGGCTCTGCCATTTTTTCGGCAGGTTTGTCAGCAGGCATTTCGGCCAGTTCGGCTTTAGGTGCTTCGACAACTGCGGGAGTTTCAACGGCAGGAGCTTCGGGTGCTGGAGCAGCGACAACGGCTGGCTCGCTCAGCTCTTTTTTTACTTCGACAGGTGCTTCGTTCATTTGAAGTTTTTTAATGTCAACTGCCGTGAATGCAGAAAACATTCCTGCTGGGTTGGAGGCTGGGGTGCTTACTACGCTGATGTCGTAGATTTCAGTTACCCTGGCAAAACGATCGCCTGCTACTTGTTCGGGCACTCCGCTAAAAGTTAGGGATAGGCCGAATCCTTCGGGCAGTACGTTTGCGAGATGCTGAACAAATTGCGCTTCGTTCGTGTTAAACAAAGTTAGGTCGCCCATGAGTCGATCGCCTTCGATCTTAAATCCATCAATATAGCCGAGGATCCCAGAGACTTCCGCGCCGTGACCCATGGTTACTTTGATGCGTTTCATGGACAGCGCCACGGCCAGCGCCTGTTCGAGAGATGTTTGATCGATCAGCAGGTTGTGCCCCTTGGCCTCGCCTACTGTTAAAATTGATACGTTTGAAAGTTTGTTGGCCATGCTGGCCAATGGGTGTCAAATTACTTTTTCTTTTTTGATTTTGACTTACCAATTCCCAATGCCTGCACGATCATGTTTAGCTCTTTAGTGCTTAGGTTAAAATCTGGTGCGTCGGGCATTATGAATGATTCAGTTGCGGCCTGCATCTCTTCTGGCGCATTGTCGGGGCTTGAGTTTGGCTGATTTGGATCTGTGATGACATCGGTTGGAGCAAGATTGTCGGTTGCGATGTTATCTGCTTCTGGTTCTTTAGGGATTGGAGTGTTTGCTTTTGCAGATGGAGTAGGCGCGCCACCGTAAGCTATTTTTACGGCATCTTCTTTGCTTAACCCAAATACTGATACAAGAATAACCTCTGCTTGTTCGGCTGTAATCTGACCAGTTCCAATCGATTGTAAGATTGCTGCAATAGACCGAGCGCCACCTTCGCCAATTTTTGTGATAAGAGGTTGGGGCGCAACTTCTACACCGCCGCTCATGTATGTTTGCTCAGCTTTAATTTGATCTACTTGTTCTACCCAATCCTCTCCGAGTTCTCCGTGGTAGGTTTGTAGGGAAATTAGCCCCGCTTTGTAGTCCTCTCGCGCTTGCTGTGCCTCACGGCCGGCGTCCACGGTCAAAGACTTTGGAGTCTGCCAGCTTACTTTTCTGTAATCTTCTGCTGGCGGTAGATCGCCGTTTGCAATAGCTCCACCGATAAAATATCTCCACACGCGATTGCAGAATCGATCGATCAAAAGCCTTTGCCGTTGTTCAAATCTGCGCTGCGCTTTTGCAACAATAAAACGCATCCCAGCCCCGCCAACGCTGGCTGGATCGTAAACAAATTCAATCGGAAGGCCGAGTCCCATGGCGACGTCACGAATCAGGAACTTGGCGAATGGCTCAAATCCATTGTTAGGCCGATTCGGTGCAACCATGTCTATTTTTTCGCCTGGTGCCAGCCTAGGAATAGTGGCGCTGCTTGTGATCTGTTCGCGGGCGATAGAATTATCGCCAAGATCGGACGTGGCTATGTTTCCAAAAAAACCGCCACTGCCAGCAAGCGCATCGCCTTCATTAGAAGTAATAACCGCAGCGATTGATCCCTGTAATTTCAATGCGTCTTTTTCAAATTCGCCCAAAAGTTTTAAATCGCGCACGTGATTAAGTGCTCTCGCCAGGTTGGATCCTCCCCGGATCTGATCTGGCCTTTCCATTTCCATTAAGTGAATTACTAAATCTGAACTAATTTTTCGGTATGTTTCACCGAGTTCCAATAGATACGCGGTGGGTTCACCCATCTTTCCGACAAATACTCCGTCCGTGCTTTCGTAATTATCCCCCTCGCAAACTCTGTGTCCTTCAACCACTTGCAATTTTCCTTTATCGGTCATAATAACGAACACGTCGCCGTCTACATCGATCGATCTGCTAAGTGCTAAAAGCAGATCTGTCCAGGTCATCCGTCCTGTTACTTCTGGATTCGGTGCCACTACATCACGCCAATACTGCTCGGCTAACCTGCCAAACTCGGCATCGGCTCCGCGATATTGTGGCCGTAGTCCTGGGCCCACTGAGTAAGCAGCAATTGAATCCACGGCGCCTTTGATAAGGCCGACGTTCCTGTACATGTGCCGAGCAAGTTTAAGAAGTTCTACTCTTGTCCATTCGCTTAAATCCAGTGACGAATCGCGTGCATGCGCTCCATATATGACTGGCCGTTTACGACTAAATCCAGCGGCCTCGTACGGTTGAAACGTGCTGATGCCAGATCCGAATCCAGCGCTAAAACTTTTAATTCCTGCGCCTAACCGACGAACGAGGGAGACTTTAGCCATTAGCTGTCGATCACGAACGTAAAGTCCGCTGATGTCCTAGTTAGGGCAACCCCATTAAGGTAATCGATTGCGCTTTGGAAGAGTTCAACTCGGTCGGTGGGTTTTAGGTCAATTTGAAAAGAAGCAGATTGGCCACCGGCTGAAGATCCGACAAGTGCTCGCCCAGAGGCGGCCCCCGTCATAGCGCTTTTACGGTCGGCAGCAAGCGACACTAGGGCGGATGCAGTCACTCCGCTGGCTTGAGCCAAGTAATCGGTAGCGACTGCCCGAATCAGTCTGCGGGAAAGGGCGGCCATTTTGTTTGCCTTGTGTCAACACTTCCAATAGCTTAACGACATGGATTGGCGCGATAAGTTTTGGTCGAGCTCTTTTGTGGATGCCATAGGATCTATTCATCCGGCAATTTTAAATACGGTGCTTTGGGGTTTTATTATCGCTTACATCTGTATTTGGATTGGTAAAAAACGAGCTCTTAATAAAGCATTGGCCTATGCAGAGGAATGCAAAAGGCAAGAATCACTTGAATTACAAAGGAAAATTTTGGAGCAATTAGAGCAAGGCAACATAAGCCAAGAAAAAAGAGACGAAATTATTTCGAGGACGAATCCTGGCTTAAATTAGCCTCTTGGATTGCCGCTGGGTCTGAATTGATTAACCCATGGAGCAAGGCTCCAACAACTCCCATCAGCTCCGCATCCAGTAAATGATTTTGTTTTTTTACCTGCTTCCAGATCACACGCGCGCGGCCTGTCATGGGGTTTCTGATTTCCTTTTTAATCTCTGAAGTAATGTGTTCCTGATACACGGCTGGCACATCGTCTGGAACTAGGAAAGATCCAGAAAGGCGGAGGGTTAACAGCATGTCTTTGACGGTTGGGTTGCTCCACTTGAAAACGCGGGCATAGCGCCTTGTAAGGCCAGTAGTGTCGCCAACTTTACCAGCCAGAGGATCTCCAACGCTTACTGGACTAAATGGACGATTGGCGCGGCCGCCTTTAGTGAAATGGGCAAAATGTTTCATGTCCGATCCCCAAAGGCAAACCCAACCAAAACGGCATGCGTTCCAATACACGGATCTTGTCTGATCCGCCGCATCGCAAAACACGTTTTCATCTGGGGCGGAAAATTCAAGCTGCTTGGAGCGCAGCTCATCCCAGCTCTCTAGGCGGCCACACCACAGCAAACGAGATCCAGCGTTTGCCTGCCACGCTCTAACAACAACCCAGCAATGCCAACCGCCACTCTCTTGAATGTCGGCAGAGACAATTACTTTACTGCCTATGGGTGCAGGCTCTCCCATTCGATAACCGCCAAAACTAGCGCCTGTTTGCTGTTCCTCGTTTTGCTCAACCCAAGGCTCAGCCAAAACTCTATTTACAAAATCTTGCAGGCCGATCAGGCCATTCGATCGATCTTGTAGGAATTTAACCGCCAGCTGCCCAAAAGTAGACCAACTCGAATATATGGCCGAGAGATGATAGGATCTCCGCCCTGGCTCTGCGCCTGGATTGGTCGCACGCCATTCACCCTTTCTTAAAGCTGCGGATTTTTGACCATCTGATATTTTCCCGTGACATTTTTCGCACTCGTAATAGGCGCTGTTTCTTACCTGAATCATATCCCAGCCATTTTCTGTTTTCCCCTCCCATTTTACCTGCGACCAAACTAAGCGCTGAAATTCTCCGCAATGCGGGCAAGGCACAAAATAATATCTCATATCCCCTTTGAGCCATTCGATCCAGATCGGGCCATCTTCGATTGTTGGAGTGCTAGTCTTTACACGTAGAGCTGTTGGATAAGTAGATGTGCGAGCCTCGGCTAATTGTACGGCTCCGCTTTCGCGCTTCCCTGCTTCCGCCATCTTGTCGACTTCATCCATAACCAAAAAGCGCACAGCACGAGATGCAAGATTCGCCGGACTATTGCTGCCGACGAACCAAATGCTCATTTTGTCGTAGTGCTGTTCTAATAGTTTAAATTTGTCTAGGTCGTTTGGTTTATGGGCCGCTAGGGCTGGACAATCATCTACCAATGGAATCCAGCGAGTTTCTGAAAAGCTGCGAGCCATGCTTTCACTTGGCGCCACCCACATGGTTGGAGCTGGATCTCGATCTAAAACGTACGCTATGCCGGCGAGGATCGTTTGCGTTTTTGAGGTTTGAGCTGCCCAGACCAATGTTAAATCTCTTACGTTTGTTCGCCCAAAACATTCCAATGGCTCCCTACAGTATGGCGTAGTGATTGTCCTGTACGGGCCAGGACTGTTTGTGGTTCTAGGGCTAAGAATTAAATTTTTTTCCGCCCACTCGACTGGCCCAAGTTTTTCGCGCGGCAACAGATATGATCTAATCATCCTGCCAATTTCAACCTTATCTAATGCGGTCAAGAGAACGCACCTTCAGCTTTTTCAATTTGTACAAAGATTTGAGCCACCCCGTCCTCAAGAACTTGCCTAGCGAGATCGGGATCTGCCGGATTACATTTCCCAGCTAGGGACGCCGGGAGGGAGTCTATTAACTGGCGCAAACCCCCAAGGTGCCTAGCGAATACTTCGTTTATTTCGTCGAGTCCTACCGTTGTTCTGTTCTTTGTTTCATAATCAAATAACTGCCTTTCCGCTTCAGAAACTGCCTTTTGAGCATCTCGCCAAGCCTGTGCAGCTGTCTTAATTTCAATTGGTATCCCGCGGGTAATCGCCTCCGTCATTACCTTGTAACAGCCTTCCTCTGCATCACGTGCCCTCTGTCTTGCTAGTAAAGGGTTTCCAGATGAACCGCTGGCCATAGGAATCTCTTGTGGAGCAGTTTTTGGAGACTGTTTTTTTGATCTCATCCGATTGCGTTGTAACCATATCCGAGCGTTTTCAGCATCCGTAATTGGCATGCCCTTCTTTTTCATTAAGCACAGCTGACCAGGATCCATCCCAAGCTGTTTTGCCAGCTCTACTTGCGTCATTTTCATTGATATAAGTCTCTGAAAATCAACACTCGATTAAAAGACGCGCCT